CTATCGTGCAATGAGAAATCCTGAGAAGTATAAACCAGATGATGAATCTGATAAACCATACAGAGAAAGATCAAGAGCAGCAAGAATGAAAGATCCTAAGAGAGGAATCAACTCTCCTGCATTCAAGGAGTTTATGCGTAAACAGGGGATGTAATGTTATCATTCAAAGCATATCTAGCAGAAAAAAAATCTAAGGTTCTTATCAATCCTAAAAAGGATGAACTCAAAGAGGTTCTTAAGAAGAATCATGGTGAAGACTGTGACTGTATGAAGTGTGAACAGAAACGTCGTAAAGATGATGTGAATGATGGTCCTGATGTACAAAATGAGGCAGCACCACTCGCTGCTATTGCTAAAGTAGCAGCAAAAGCAGCTATGGGTGGTGTTAAAGCAGCTGCTAAAGGTAGTAAAGTAGCAGCAAAGGCAAGTAAGGCAGCAGCAAAAGTAGGTAAGGCAACTAAAGGAGTAAGAAAAACTTATAATACAGCTAAAAAAGTAGCAAACGTTGCTTCTGGTGTTAGTAGTGCAATGAGTTCTGCTAATAGTGATAACAATAGTTCATCAACAACTCTTGAAGCAAAAGAATACACAGGACCTGATAAGAAAGACAGAGCACTTATCAAGAAAATGGATAACCCTAGTTATGCTAAGAAGTTAGCAGACTATGAAAAGAACATGGATCCTAAGAAACGTCAGGCACTTAAGGATAAAGCAACTAAGGGTATGAAGTTTACTCATGAAGAAAGAGATGCTGCACTTGATGCTGTAAGAGCAAAATATAAAGGTCAGATCATGAAGAGAGGTCAACCTAAGAAAGTCAAGGGTCAGAAATCTACTGCAGGTACTGGTAAGTATTTAAAAAGAGCAAAAGAGAAAGCACAAACTGCTGCTGATGCTAAGAAACGTGGGTTCAAAGATGTACAATCTTATGTAGATACGATGGCAAGATATGGAGGAAAGGATAATTATGATAAAGGTAAGGGGTTAGGAACTTGAGTTTTTTAGCACCTAAGAAAACATCATATGATTGGTGGTTTGACGAGTCTGTACCTAAAGCAAAGTATGGATCATTACAATGTTGGATATATGATGAGCACGCAGCAAAATGGGCATCTGATGTTGATATCTCTATACACTCTATGATGTATGAGATGGCAGCTGCGAACACTATACTACTAGGAGGATGCAGTGATGGAATGTGGGGAAGGTAAATACTACTGCAACACAGATCAGAAATGCAAACCAATTCCAAAAGGTTATAAGGTCATGCACACAGGAGAACTGGTAAAGGAAGGCAGCTTACATAAGTGGTTTTCTAAATCTAAATCAAAAGACGGTAAGAAAGGGTGGGTCAATGTAGTCACAGGTGGTACTTGTGCTAGTGACAAACCTGGTGAAGGAACTCCTAAGTGTGTATCTTCTGCAAAGAGAGCATCTATGACTAAGGCAGAAAGATTGTCTGCACAAAGACGTAAGAAAAAAGCAGATCCTAATCAACAATCTAAGTCTGGTGCTGCTAAACCAACCTATGTTAGAACTGACAAACCTAAAAAGAAAATGAAAGAAGCTACAATATGGTGGTCACAAAAAGCATTAGATCAGTTAGATGCACTGAAAATGGATGAAGCAAAGGTAGATCAGGGTAAAGATGATGCTGCTAAAAAGAATGAAAGAAATCAAAGAACATTTGGTAATAGAAGAGGTTCTAAAGGTAGTATGGCAACTCATGATGACACAGAAGCAAGAAGATACAATACTGCAAAAGGTAGAGGTGTAAAGATGAAAGGAAAGAAAGATAAAACACCAGTAAATTACCACAAGAAAGATAGTCAGAAACGTGTTGATGCTCTTCTTAAGAGTATGAAAGAAGGAGTCAAGAGAGATGAGTATGGAGATATAGTAGGAGGACCTAAGATCTCTAAGAAACAAAAAGCAAAAAATCTTTCAAAGAATGAACCTGACAATAAGATTGTAAGGAGTGAATCTGCTGCGTGGACACGTAAGGCAGGTAAAAATAAAGAGGGTGGTCTGAATGAAAAGGGCAGGAAGTCTTACGAACGTGAGAATCCTGGTTCAGACCTAAAAGCTCCCAGTAAAAAAGTAGGTAATCCTCGTAGGAAATCGTTCTGTGCCAGAATGAAAGGTATGAAGAAGAAACTTACAAGTGCAAAGACTGCAAGAGATCCAGACAGTCGCATCAATAAGTCTCTTCGGGCATGGAATTGTTCTTATGAGTGGCCAAAGGACAAAGAAATGATTGAAACAACAAGTTTAAAAAACGAAATCATAGCGAAAGCTCAAGAGAAACACAAGGAAGCAAAGCAGAAAAAATATAAACAGATCATGGATGCAGGTAAGGCTGCTAAGAAGAGAGTAGGTAAAGATCCCAGAGGTGTAAGAGCACTATCAAAAGGTAAGTGGGGATACGTTAAGAACAATCAGTTCACACCCGACTAAAGTAGCCTATATAGGGTAGAATTATACGTTAGATCATGTTATCTTTTCTTCTACCATTCGCATCTAAAATTGTATCTGATGCTGTATCTAAAATCCCTGATGACTCAGAATTGGGTGAGGGTCTAATCAAATTGTGTATTGTTATCCTAGAAAAAGCAGTTAAATTAACTAAGACTGACATGGATGATAAACTTTTAGAAACTGTAAAATCTGCTATAGAAACTCGATAGAAATCGAGGTCGTAGAGGCACGTTTTTTTATAAATAATTTGAGATAGAACGACTAATTAGGAGTATAACTATGGCACTTTGGGGTGTTACAGACGCAGACGAATCTAAGCCTAAGTGGGCTGTGCGTGGTTCTGTTTGTGATCCACAAAATATATTTGCAACCTCAGAGGGTTGGGTATTGAGACATTATAAAAATGCAGCTAAGACAGCATATTGGGATGAGGTTCTTGTCTCTGTTGATGGTCTTGTAGGTGCAGGTGGTCGTGGTACTAATACTCTTGGTGGTGCTGACATTACTGCAGTATTCTTTGAGGAGACTGGATATGCAGGTGGTGCAACTGGAACTGTTGTCGTTATATACAACGAACAGGTTAACGTCACAAACGGTGCAACTCTAGTCGTTAGAAATACAACTGACTCTGCTAATATCACTGCTACTGCTGCAGCACAAACTTCAACAAACCGTGTTGAGTTTACATTTACTGCTGCTGCAACTGGTAAAGCACATGCTATCCAAGCACAAACAATCTCTGGAACTATCGTTGACTCAACAGGTGGTGCAACATCTGATAAGGCATTCGCAACTGGAGACGTAGTTGGTGCAGGTGGATCTGGCTCTACTGCAACATTTACTGCAAGTTAACTAACTAAATGATTTTTGACGAACTGAATGAGGAAACCTACATTCTGTTCGCCATCAAACATTATGAAAATCCTCATTGTGTAACAAGAGAGGACTTTGATGAGGATATGAAACGTTTCAAATACTTGAAGCGACTTCTTAAACGTTATGTTAGAGGTGGTGCGTTAAGAACTCACCTGATTATAAATCATCTGATCATACTTTATAATGTTTTTGGCGAGGCAGCAACTCCCCTTCTATTCTTCCGATTAGAAAGGGAGTATTGGTCTATACTCAAAACTATATTAATCTATTTGAATAAATATCCTGTAGGGATGCTTCCCGACCTTGATATTGATAATGATATCCAAAAGGAGATAGATAACCTATGAACGAAGAGATGCAAACAACTGGATATACTGGTGCAGACGCAGCAACAGGTCCTACTGCAGGTTATGATCCTGTTCAACGTTTTCGTGGTAAGGTTAAGAAGAAAGACGCTAAGAAATTAGTCATGCCTGGTAATAAATTAAAGGAAAATATGGAGATGAAGAGTAGATTATTTCAATACAAGGTGAAGATACCTAATGTTGGTGAGACTATTCTATTTGCTAACTCACCTGCTGAACTTAAGATGAAACTACGCATGAGTATCATGCCAAATCTTAGGTCTGGTATCGAGATAGAGAGAATCCTACCTGGAAATGCTGCAAAGTATTTCATGGATAGAAGAATGAAAGCTATGAAGAATATACAATACGAAAGTTCAGAAGATCAGATGAAACAGCAGATGGCAAACTCAAAGATTGCTATCGAAAAGAAAAAAATAATGCTAAAGAAACAACAATTACAAAAACAATTACAATTAAAGACACAACAACTTAAAAAACAAGTAAGAGCAGGGACGGAACAAGACGAGACAAGGTAATGTCTGACATAAATTCAGCAATAATAGAAAGACTCGAACGAGTCGTTGACACTCT